GTGGCAAGGCTACACAACAACAATGGCTCGACAAGATCGCTGAGATCGAAGCCCGCTTCCCGTATCCAGAGGTATAACCATGTCAGAGATTCGCGCTAATACAGTTACTGACGCTGCGGGCACAGGTTCACCTAGCTTTCCCAATGGTCTTTCCGTGGCATCCGCTGCGCTGACAGGTGTGCCTACTGCGCCGACAGCGACTGTCGGGACTAATACTACCCAGATTGCTACGACTGCTTTTGTTCTGGCTAATGCTCCTGCCACCAATAAGCAAACCTTCTCAGCATCTGGAACATGGACCAAGCCCGCAAATGCTACATTGGTTTTTGTGCGTGTGACCAGCGGTGGCGGTGGTGCTGGCGGCGGTGGTCTTGCTCAAACTTCCGCCCAAGCTACTGGAGATGGCGGTGGCGCTGGAGGTAGTTATTCAGAATTTTTTATTGCAGCAGGTGATTTAGCGTCTACTGTATCTGTTACAATTGGTGCGGGCGGCATTGCTGGCGTTGGTCAAACTAATACTAGCGGACAAAAATCACCAAATAGTGGAGGGAATGGAGGCGCAAGTTTGTTTGGCTCTACTGTCTCTGTTACTGGCGGAGTTGGTGCTGGCGGCGCTGCTGGTGGTATAAACGCGCAAGGAAATGGCGGCAACGGAGGAAATTGGAATCAAGTTGGTAGCTCAACTTCTAGTTATTATGCTGGCGGCGGTGGCGGGGGCGGCGGCCAAGTTACTAACACAAATACCTATGGAGCGGCTAATGCTGGTGGCGGCAACACTCTACGGGGTCTTTCGGGCGGCACTGCTGGCGCAAATGCTGGTGGCGCTGGCGGGGCTGGTGGCGCTGGATGCGGCGGCGGTGGCGGTGGGCCAAACTTGAGCGGTAATGGCGGGGCTGGCGGTGCTGGCGGATATCCTGCTGGTGGCGGCGGTGGTGGTGGTCCTTGCAGAAATGGCTCTACATCTGGGGCGGGCGGTGCTGGTGCGGCAGGATATATGGAGGTTTACTCATGGTAAAGACATACGCAATTATTGAAGATGGCGTTGTGGCAAACGTGGCTCTTGCTGAAGCAGAGTATGCCGCAGAACAGGGCTGGGTTTTGTTGCCACCCTACGTTTTCTCTGGCTGGCTGTATGATGGGCAGAACTTTAGCGCACCAACTGACATCGCGCCAACTCATCAAGAGCAACAGGACAAACGCTCAACGGCCTATCGCACTGAAGCTGACCCCCTGTTTTTCCAAGCCCAGCGCGGCGAAGCAACCCTTGAGGAATGGCAAGCCAAGGTTGCAGAAATCAAGGCCCGTTTCCCTTATCCAAGTGAGTGATTGATATGCAGCCGCACCAAAACAAGATCGTTGCAATTCTGATCCTTGTTGTGGGTTTGCTGATCGCTGCCGTTATTGCCCACGCCCAGACTGTTCCAGATGTGCAATGCCCCGAGGGATACATCTGCACATGGTCCGAGAATGTGGGGTCGGTTGATACCACGGGTGAGATGACAACGACTGTTATTTCTCCACCGCCCACGGCTGTGTCACCTCAATTCAGCGCGGGCAATGGCAACGATCTTTGCACTGTCGGTGTCTCTGGCGCTGTGCAAACGCAGATCCTTGGCCTGTCGGCTGGCAAGACTGTGCGCGATATGAACTGCGAGCGGCTTAAGAATGCCAAGGCTCTTTACGACATGGGCATGAAAGTCGCAGCCGTCTCAACAATGTGTCAGGACGAGAGAGTGTTTCAATCGATGCTCGATGCCGGGACGCCATGCCCCTATGACGGCATGATCGGCGAAGAGGCGAAGGCTGCATGGGAAGCTGACCCTGAACGCTACGAGATCAACCAAGGGGGGATCCTTAATGACAAAACAAAGATTGGCATTGGCGCTCTGCTTGGCGTCCTTGGCCTCCTTCTCGCACTCTGAGCCGTTCACCTACGGGACAACCGGGAATGCGGCGTCTGACGCGCTCTCATGGGCCATGAGCAGCATTGTGCCAGACATCCCCGGGCTCGACATCAGCGGCGTCTTTTACCGATACACTATAGATAAAGATCCGCAGGCTGATGCCTTGGTCCATGTGCAAAACGAAAACGCCTTGGGCAACGGATACATATTTCGCGAAACAGATGATTGGTCTGGCCTTGCTGGCAACACCATTACACGCGGCATCCCCGTGTCAAACATCCCGCTCGAGTATTGGGGCCTTGGATCGATCGAGGTCGAGGGCGCAGGATCTATTTCTGATGCGTCTGTAATCTATGCCTATCGTGTGGACCAGTGCGCTAACCCGCAATCAAGCCCTTCCTGCGATGGTTATGTGCCGCCAACATTGCCCGTAACTGTCGGAGAACAGGCGAGCTATGATGCCTTGGAGGATGACGCATACCGGATTGCAACTCAAGAAACTGATCAGGAATATCAGGACGAGGAAGCCCCCAGAGAAGATCAAAGCGATGACAAAGAGCGAAAGGCGCGGCTCGAGCGTGGCCTATCCGCATCCACGAATGCGCTGGCTTTAGCCAATTCCGTTTCTCAGGATGCTATTTTGGCCGCGATGAGTTACACTGCCGATATGTCCGTCTATTATTCCGCAGAGTTAGACGGCGGAGCCTATGCGGATGTGCCCATGTTAGCTGACGGAAAGATCCCGGAAAACAAACGAGGCTTAAGGAATGGACTAGCGCAGCAACTGCTGCATGAGCAGATGATCGATCTGCAATACCAGTAGAGGACTTTGATATGAAGCATCTTGCAATCGCCGTTCTGGCCGTGCTGCCCCACATGGCGCTGGCAGAAGGCGTCCCAATCGAGGGCAATGTCGAGGCTAAATGCATCATCCGCACCGATCGAACAGGTGTCTATGGCAACCCTACTCCAAGCAAGCTTAGCGCAAGCCCGGCAGATGGCGGCGTTGCCCCCAGCATTCGGTATGATGTGGCTCTGGCTGGCTACTACATCGCCCGCATCACGCACCCAACCGCATTTTCAACAAGCCCGGTGTTGACCGATACTGTTGTATGGACGGGCGGCGCATCTGTCTCCAATATGTCGGACCCTGATATGTCCGAGTATAATGCGGACAAGGTGGAGTATGATTCGACTACAGAGTTTGACCTAACTGTTGCGGGGACAACCTTCTTTAAGGTCGATTCCACAGCCGAGTATGGTTACAACAAAACGCTCCCGGCCGGGACATATCGAGCAATCATTCAGGCCGAGTGCATCGCAAAATGATACGGGCAATCGCAGCGGCAATGGTTTTTTCTGGGGCGGCGGCGGGTGCGCATGAGATGACGCCCGCATATCCAAAGCTGCACCAGTCTTCTGTGTCGCAAATCATGCAGGCCGATCTGTCTTTGTTCAACGCCCGAGATGATGTTGAATACTTCGCGGTTAGCCTATTCGATGCGGAGTGGGGCCCGGTTCCCTTTGCATCGGCCCAGCGCGTGATGCACGTTATGCCCGGCGGCAAGCAGGACTTTGAGGTTTACATTCGGCAATCTGATGTGCCGCGAGTTGTTTATGTTTGCACGACATCGATGCTTCGTGCCGGGCAGGAAAGCAGCGCCATCGTGTCATCCCGCATTTGCTCGAGGCTTGATGGTGAGAAGGCATGAAGCGGCTGGCTGTCATCTTAGCAATGGTTGCCGGGGCTGCACAGGCTGACAGCACATCGCTGGCATTGCAGCTCCCAACTTCGCCCATGACGTATCAAAGCGATAGCTTTCGGGCGGGGGATCTGGACTGCTCGATGGCAATCGGGGGCAGTCTCAACCTCGAGCTTGGCGTTTTGGGTGGCGTGAATAATTTGGGCGGGAGTGACCTTGCTCCACAGACCAAAGACATTGGAATATTTGCGCGGATCGTCATACCCCTGAATGCGCCCAAGTCCCGCATTGATTGCAACCAGCTTTATCTGCTCGAGCTGCAACAGCGGCGGCTCGAAGTGCAGCAGCTTCAAGCGGAGATCGAAACAATGAAAGCATTGCAAGAAGATCAGATGGACTTCGAACCATGACGGATCTTGGCGAGGCGCTCGAGGAGATCGAAGGGCTAAAGGACAAGAGGATTTCCGTCCTCGGTCTGCGAATGACGCCAGCAACAATCGCTGCGGCCGTGGCTTTTTTGTCTACGATTGTTGGCACATTGTATGGCGGTTTCATCATGTATCAAAAGGTCGAGGAAGTCGCGGGCATGGATCTCGGGGCCTATCAACAGCAGATGGAAGTCATGGACGCTAAGGTGCAAGAGGCGCTTGATTATGCCCGTGACATCAAGAACGGGTTGAAGGACGATATCATGCGGCTTGAAAAACAAGTCGATCGAGCAGAAGATGCGGTTAGAAATAACGAGGAAAAAGTCAGGACCTTGATCGACGATGCCGAAAAGCGTTTCGAAACTCGACGCGATCAGCTCCGGGTTTCACAAGATCAAGACATGAAAGATTTAGAAGATAGAATGGACAGCAAACTGCAACGGGCTTTAGACAACCCGCTCGCTCAATAAAGGATAGTGAAATGTTTACCACTGAAAGGCTGCTTTGGCTGTTCGTTGCTGCCGTTGTGGTTGCGATCTTCTATGTGTCCGGAGATGGACGATATCGGTATCCATGCCAAGACCCGACCAATTGGTCTACCCCCGAATGCCTGCCGCCAATCTGCACAGCAACAAAGCAATGTCCCGAGGATCTGTTAGGAGGAACCAATGGGTAAGAATGATCCGGATGTAATGGAAGGTCGCCTGCGGTATTTTGTGGGCGTTGTGTTGACCTGTGTGCTGGCCGCGACAATTCTTGTCGTGCTGTATTCGCTCGTCTTTGTGACGCAGCCGATGGGGGCCAGCTCAGAAAACGATAAACAATTCTTTGCGCTCTTGACCTCGATCAGCACCTTCATTCTTGGGGCGCTGGGCGGCGTGATGGCGGCGGGGAACAATCGCAACAAGTCTCAAGATGAGAAGGATCCAGAATGATTGGCCGTTTGGTAGGCGCTTTAATTGGGCGCAAGGTGAAAGAGAAGATTGCGGATGCGGTTCTGGACAAGGTTAACTTGCCGGATCCGATCGAGGGCGCAATCAAGGTGGCAGTGACGGGCAACGCCGGGGAGTTGCTTGCCAATATCGCAGGCAAGGCAGGGGCAGATCAAGATTCGATCCTTGGTGCTGTTGTCAAAAAGGCAGGGAAAAAGAAATGACCCTGACCAAAGATCAAATCATTGCGTTGCTGCACGGAAACTCTGAAGCAGCAGCTTGGGCGGATGCCGCGCTCGAGATCCTGCCCCAGTATGAGATCAACACTCCAAATCGAATTGCTGGTTTCTTCGCTCAATGCGGCCATGAATCGATGAGCTTCACAGTGCTGAGCGAAAACCTCAACTACCGCGCCGAGACACTTGAGAAATTATTTTCCAAGTATTTCTCAAAGGCAGGGCGAGACGCTGCGGCATATGCGAAGCAGCCAGAGAAGATTGCCAATGTGATCTATGCGAACCGCATGGGCAACGGCGATACCGCGTCGGGCGATGGCTATCGATTCCGAGGGCGTGGCATTGTGCAGCTCACGGGTCGCGACAATTACACGGCGTTTGGCAAGTCGGTTGGTCTGACCGCAGAAGAGGTGATCTTCTTTATGACCACAAAAACGGGGGCGCTTAAGGCGGCTTGCTGGTATTGGAACAGCCGGAAGATTAACATTGCCTGCGACGAAAACGACATCGTGAAGATGACAAAGCTTATCAACGGCGGGACGATTGGCCTAGAGGATCGCCGCAAGCACTATGAGCAGGCTTTGGCTGTGCTTGGCGGTGCAATCCCGGCTCCAATCACTCATGCCGAAGCGATCCCCGGCGTCCTGAAGAAAGGATCCACCGGGGAAAATGTGAAGCGCCTGCAAGCAGAACTAGGTTTAACCGATGACGGAATTTTTGGCCCCGGCACTGAGGCTGCGGTCAAAAAGTGGCAATCTGCCAATGGTCTAGCGGCTGACGGAATCGTGGGCCCAAAGACTTTAGCCAAACTTTTAGGGTGACAAGATGAAAAAACCGGGCCTCTACGCAAACATGAATGCTCGCAAAGAAGCTGGCACAAGTCGGCCGAAGAGCGAAAGCACGATCGAAAAAAAGACCTATTCGCAAATGACCAAAAAGACTGGGCCGTTTAAAGCGGGCAAGAAGACCTTAGCCTGATAGCTTCTTGAACACCTTTGATCTGGATGTTGGGCGGGAAAAGTTTGTAATTTCTCGCTCAACTATTCCCAAGATCTCTTCGCTTAACTCTGACAGAACAAGCCCGCTTACGTTTCGGCGGTGGAAGATATCGATGGCGATACGTTCTGCGTCTCTTTTAATCCGCGCCTCAATCAGTGCTGCGTAGTCCATCTTGTGTCTGTCTTTCGATCTGATAATGAGGGGGCGTGAGGCGCTAACCAACCCGTAATGTCTATGCACTACGAACGGTTTTTGGTCTGCTAACCGAATTGCGCTACAATCCAAACTGCGACTGCGCCTCACGCGATTTCCTAAGCCTGATAGTGAATGCAGGGCCCGTTGCAAATGTCGCAATGTTGGCCCTGCTGTTTCTTCCCGGTCGAGATGGCAACCTCGAGCCTGATGTCGGATAATATTTTTTGGTAAGTTTCCAACAGCTCGATGTTTCGGGCTTGTTCGACAGCATAAATAACCGAGGTGTGATTCCGCCCAGCAAACTTGCGGGCGATATCGGACCATGTAACCCCTGCGTCCTCTCGAATGACAAGCATTGTCAGGGCCCGCACCCGGAAGATCTTCTGCCGTCGATCGTAGCCGACAAGCATATTTACCGGAATGCCCGAAACTTTGGTTGCAGCTTGGATAATCTCTTCAGCCAACTTGTTGCGCTCGATCCAACTTTTCCAATCCTTAGCCATCAATGCCGACCACTTGAAAGCCGATCGATCTCATCCGCTGAACCCGCTTTTCCAAGACCAGCTCCCGCATCACCCGGCTGATCATCTGCTGCGTGATGCCGCACTCTTTCGCCAGATCTTCCTGCCGGACCTTCTGGCCGCGCCGTTCGCGCAGCCAGTTGATCACTTGCTCCTTGCGATCAGTGACCTTCATCTTCATCCTGCTCATCCTCTTCGTTCATCTTTGCGCCCAGTGCTGCGAGGATCTTCTTATAGATCTCGTCAAAGTGCTTTGCCCCTTCGGCCGACAGGAATGCCAGCAGCCCGTCGGTGTTTGCTTCCTTCAGCTCGCGGATCATCGTCATGCGAGTGCGGATTGGCACGGCGTTGCCTTCCCGGTCTTTATCGCTTTTCGCATAGAGCTTCATCAGCTCGACCAGAGCGCCCGCTTGGAACGTCAGGTTGTCGGACGGCGCTTTGTATGGTGCGCCCGTGTGCGTGAAGATCTGCCATCTCGCCGGGGGCAAGCCAAACGCATCTTCCTTGGGCTCGGCCGGAGCTTCCCGCTGCGCCTCTTCCTTGCGCCCTACAGAGGCGATCTCATTTGCGCTGGCATATGTCCCACCATGCAGGCCGATCGATGCCAGAGCGCGGCCTATGGCGCTTGTCTCGCAGTTCTCAAGGGCGCTTGTCTTGTTCACGTTCGAGCTGCCCCGGATCTCCTCGGCCATGCCGGATCCGATCACATGATCGCTGGCCGTGCTGATCATTGCTCTGACAACGACACGCTTGCCGTCATCGACCAGCACCATCGTGTTGATGCCAAGCTCTGTGCCAAAAACTTGGCGAAACGCCTCGATCCGCACCGAAACCTCGGTGTATTTCTTGCCGCCTCGCTGGACAATGCCGTGTGTCCGGTTGAGGTCGTTGATCAGCTTCATCGCCTCGATCAGTTTTTCCATCATTTTATCCTCACTGTGATGCCGGGCTCGCCAGTCTTGATCTGCGCCCCGGGCACTATTACCCCAGCCTCGAGCTGAGCTTTGATTGCGGCCGTGTCAGGCTCGATCGTAATCTTTGTGCGCATAAGCTGAGACGGGATCTCAGCCTCATCGAAAACTTCGAGCGACTGTCGCCCCTTGGTCCGGCTGATCGTGCCGATAGGGCGCTGGATCTTTGTCTCGCCTATCGCGTCCAGAACCTTGCCCATCATCCGGGACAGGCTGGCTTGCTTTTCGGCCTGCCGTCTGGCTCGATCATTGAACATCGATGCCACGGCTTTCGCTGCATCCTCTGCCGCTGACGCCTTGGCTCGCTCGATCACCAACGCATCCAAGACATCGAGCGCATCGGTCTGGCCGTCGAGGGTATCGAGGAAAGTTTCCTGATCGTCCGTCATGGTGCGGATCTCGTCCGCCCATTGCTGGATGTTCCCAATGTTTATCCGCATCATTACCACCCAAACCCATACAAGAGAAACCACACGCCGGGGATCAGCGCGAACACGAAAACACAACCTAGCAGATCGCCAACCCAACTGTCATCGATCTTCCGCATGATCTCGAACACTTTTTTCATTCCTCATCCTCCTCGAGCGGCTCAACCTGTCCACTGCCGTTGCAGTTTTCACACTCGGCCCAATGCGATTCGTATTCGCCGCCGTTTACGAAGTCTCGGACGGGTCGATCATATTCGACCTCGCCCAGCCCGCCACACTCAGGACAATTGATGCTCATTTTCTTCCTCGCTTTGTTGTTGGGCCAGCCAGA